GAGATGCTATCCTAAAGTTATATAACGTTGTAGAGAATGCTCTATATACAATACAAGATTGTAATGATCTATGGTTAAGTGATCTCAAAGAACTAGAATCAGCTCATTGGCATGTTAAAAACCTATGGGCTATCGGTTCAGAACTAGAATCTATGGAGGATACTGATGGTTAATATTGATCTAGATGAAATTGCACATACTATAGTTCAAGATGCAAAAACTGATTTAATTAAAAGTTTAAAGAAAGCTTCTAAAAATTTATTAGGAGATATGCAATCTAATTTAGAAGATAATCTTGAGGATCTAAAACATAATGAGTTTAATGCTGGTTGGGGTGAATTCAAACAACTTGTCCTTATGTATATCAAAGATCAATTCGGAGAAGAATCTGAAATAGGTAAACTATTGTTAGATGATATAGAAAACTTATGTTAAAATAAAAAACCCCCTAGGTACTGTAATAGTACTTAGGGGAAACCTTTTTATTATACCCGACATCCGTTGCCCGGCATCCGTTATAGCAGATCGCTAGCGCGATCAGTTAATTAGGTTTTATAATTTCTTTTAATTGTCTGTCTAATTCTTCATCAGTCAAGTCGGACACAGAAACTTCTGTATTCGTCTGATCAATCCTAGACAACTTAGGCGATTCAAACTCTGCAAGAGACTTCGCTAGGTCTGCTGCTTGTACTAGATCATCTTCATCTAATGCTTTAACCATTAGTATCCGAAGAATATCTACAGCACCTACAGGGTTCTCTTCAAATGAATCTTTGAATTCCTTAAATTGTTTAACTGTTAACTTCAACTGTTCTCTCGCAAGGTTATTTGCTTTGCGACTTGCAGCTGATTTTAACTGATACTCTCTAGCATTCTCAGAAGTAAGTAATGGCTTGAGGTTCTTTAAACTATTTGGATGTGAATTATAAGCCATGCTAACTCCTCTTGGCTGTTAAAATTAATCTCTTTAAGGGGTATATACAAAAATATTAAAAAGAAAGGATATGTTATGACACAAGATGTTGTAGAAAGACCAAACCACTATACGAGATGGACTATAGAACCCATTGTTTTCATTATGCAAAATGGTGCAGAGTTCTGGCGTGGTAATATTGTAAAATATGCTATGAGAGCTGGTTTTAAATTGTATGATGGTCAAGATGAAGTAACATCAGAGATAACAGATTTACGAAAAGTCATACGATATGCTGAAATGCGTATCAATCAACTCGAAGGAAAAGAAGCAAATGACATATGATAAAGACTTAGATGGTTTAGGCTATTGGGATTTCATAGCTCAAAAGCTTCAATCCGAGTACACATGCACTAGATGCAAAGTAAAATATAATAGAATGAGCTTTGACAAAGGTAGAATTTGTCCAAAGTGTACAAACAAAGAAAGTGAATAGAAAATGAGACTATGTTATGACATAGAAACAGATGGATTTGACGCAACTGTAATATGGTGTTTGGTTGCACAAAATATGGAGACAGGAAATGTATATAGATACTCTGACCACGACGATAAACTCCCTCCTATCAAGGATGGGGTATCACTACTCAACAACGCCAAAGTACTTATCGGGCATAACATCATCGGATTTGACAACGTGCAAGTCGATAAACTTTATGGAACCAATCTTAACTCAAAGAAATGCTACGACACATGGATCATGTCACAAGTCCTACGATACAGACGAACCCACAAGCAAGGTCTTGCAGGATGGGGAGAACACCTAAACAACTCTAAGATCCACTATGATGATTGGAGTTGCTACAGTAGAGAGATGCTTCGATACTGTGTTCAAGATGTTAAGCTGAATGTGCAAGTGTTCAATGAATTGATAGAAGAATTCAAAACTATTAACTCTAAGAACCCCTTGATAAAACAAGGGTTAAGAATAGAACATGATGCGGCTGTATTCAACGCTAAAACTAAAGAATTAGGTTGGAAATTTGATGTAGATCTAGCTCACAAGAACCTCAAAATGATGGAAGATAAGATGACTACTATATGTAGTGTCATAGAACCTGAGATGGGTGAGTACAAACATTACATCGACAAGATACCTAAGACACCTAAGTTCAAGAAGAATGGTGACTATACAATATCAACTGCACGAATACTCTCTGAGTACTTAGGGTACGAGGTGAAGTGTGAAGATACACACGTAATGTCAGCAGGTACAGAGTTCCAAAGGTTCACTGTAAATGGTGTGACATTAGGGCAACTAGATCTCGTCAAAGAGTGGTTACTAACGAAGAAAGGTTGGAAACCAGATGAGTTCGTTAAGAAACGTATGCCAGATGGTACTTGGGTAACCACTACACCTAAACTTACCACCACATCGCTTCTAAAGCTCGGTGAGCTAGGAGAGATGATTGATGACTACTACACCTTACGAAATCGTTCCTCGGTTATACGAGGCTGGTTGGAGCAGATAAAGGATGGACGTATTCATGGTAACATGTGGGTCATAGGTACTCCTACGTTCAGAGCAAGGCATGAAATCATTGTTAACTTGCCAAGTGTTACTGCAAAGTATGGTAAAGAACTAAGAGAATTGTTTGTAGCTGATGACGATATGGTTGTTGTTGGAGCTGACAGTTCAGGTAATCAATTACGTGGCCTATGTCACTACGTTGGTAACGAAGACTTTACACATGAGGTATGTTATGGTGACCAACATCAAAGAAATGCTGACTCCCTAGGATGCTCAAGAGGTATCGCAAAGAACTACCTGTACGCCTACCTCTTCGGAGCTGGTGACGCTAAACTTGGTCAAGTACTTACTGGTAAATCAAATGCCAGAGTAGGTAAAGAATCAAGAGCTAAGTTCGCAAAAGGTATTAAAGGCTTAGATGAGCTACGTAAGTGGGTCAGTGAGACATGGACAAATACTTTCCATAGTCAAGGAGCTGGCTGGTTTCCTGCACTAGATGGAAGACCAGTATTTGCTACGTCAGAACATCAGTGTCTTAATTACTTACTGCAAACAACAGAAGGTATCACATGTAAAGCAGCGTTAGCATACTCCATGCGTAAGATAGAAGAAGAAGGGTTAGATGCACAACCTAGACTGTTTTACCATGACGAGATTGCATACGTCGCATCGAAGAAAGATGCTGATCGTGTTGGTGAGATACTACAGGAGTCCTTCAGAGAAGCACCTAAGAAGTTTGGTGTTGAGTGTATGGATGGTGGTAACTACGTAATCGGTTCAAGCTACGCAGATGTACACTAATGGCGAGTAAAGGAATACCGAAGGGTAAGAACTACAATGGCTGTAAGTATACTTCTAGATGGGTAAGACAAAGATATCGTAAAGATATAATACATAGATGGAAAAGGATTAAGGGTTGCGAAAACTGTGGCTATAATGCTAATGGTGTAGCCCTTGACCTTGACCATATAGAACCCGGAAAGAAAGCATTCACTGTCAGTGAGGGTAGAACTATCTCATCTAAGAGATGGACTACAGTAAAGAAAGAACTCTCTAAATGTAGAGTGTTATGTAAGAACTGCCATGCAGTAAAGACATATGTAAATCAAGATACTTATAAAGAAAGGAGTAAGTATGCAAGATGATAACGGCTTAATACTAGTCGATGCTGATTCAATATATTTTAAAGCAGCATGTAAAGCAACAACAAGAAAAGATCTTCAAAGGAATATCGATTCTCTAATGGCAGATATATCAAGTCAATGCTTTTGTGGAGATTTAAAAGTAGCTGTAAAAGGTAATGGTAATTTTAGAAAGGATCTATATAAACCTTATAAAGGCACTAGACCTGATCTTAAAGAAGAACTAAAGAAATCTTTAAGGCATGGTCATAAATACATGGTTAAGAAGTGGGGAGCAGTGACAGCTCATGGCATGGAAGCAGATGATCTTGTTTCTATATGGGCTTATGAGGCTCGTGAACTAGAACTATGGTACACTGTAGTAGGTATTGATAAAGACTTATTACAGATCCCCGGAAATCATTACAACTTCAATAAGAAAACTCATGTATTTGTTGACGATGATCAAGCACATAAGAACCTTATGATACAATGTTTAGTCGGCGATACTTCAGATAACATCCCCGGAATTAGAGGAATAGGTCCAAAGAAAGCTGAGAAACTATTAGAGGGTGTATCCACTGATGCAATGTGGAGTCATGTTCAGAAAGCATGGCTAGATAATAATGCAGGTGACCCTAAGATGTCTTTGAGATTACTATCAATGATTAAAACATGGGAGGAATGGGAAGATATTAAGTCATCTATTCAAGATAAAACCCCTGAGTGCAAACAAGATGCTGGGAGCGAGAGGGAAAAGATCCTTCAAGAGTCCTGAGTATGTTAAGTACCAAGAGGATATCGGTGAGTTTCTTAAGGACGTAGAGTGGCCTTTCGGAATTAACCAAGTAACATTCGAGGTTGAGGGTGGCTTCTCAAACAGAGGAGCTGATCTTGACAATATAATTAAACCAATATTAGATACATATCAAGGAATATTTGAGGACTTCAATGATAACAAAGTATACAAAATCAAACTCAGAAAACGAATCATCCCAAAAGGAGAAGAATATATTCGAGTCAGAGTTTATAAAGAGCAAGAACAAGAAGAGTAATCTACGTAAAATGAAAACGAAGATAAATAGATCAAAGAATAGAAAGCTAAAGGCAGAAAGAGAGTATCAATGAGTAGATATACAATGGGTCCATGTGAATTCTGTGGCTCATCAGATGCGTTTGCATCCTACGACGATGGAGTTGGAACTTGTTTTAGTTGCAACAGATCAAAGAAATTAACTGAGGAAAGGAATGAACCAATCACCTATACAAATACTGATGTCATCACCAACATTTCTAGTTACGCTAGTTACCCTGTATCTAGTCGTGGTCTATCTCAGGAAGTAATAGATCACTATGGTGTTAAAATGTCAACAACTCCTGATGGAAATCCAGGGTCACACTATTATCCTTACACAAAGAAGGGAGAGATAGTAGCTTATAAAGAAAGAATATTACCAAAAGATTTTAGAATACATGGTAACTTTTCAAACGTAGAACTGTTTGGTCAGAGTGTATCAGTTGGTAATAGAATGTTAGTTATAACTGAAGGTGAGTTAGATGCTATGGCAGTTGCTGAAGCGTTCTACAAAAGATACAAAAGGTTTTATCCTTGTGTCTCTGTACCCTCTGCATCTGCTACAAAAGTAGTACTTGAGCAAAGAGATTGGATTAATAAGTTTGATACTGTTATTCTAGCGTTTGATCAGGACGAGGCAGGAGAAGCCTGTACAGCGGCTGTAGCTAAGATGATAGGGGTGGGTAAGGTAAAGGTCGCTTCCCTACCTAAGAAGGACTCCTGTGACGTCTTAAAGGAAATGGGTGCAGAAGCATTGCAAAAATGCATTTGGGATGCACAACCTTGGTCACCTGCAGGAATAGTTGTGGGTGAACAGATCTGGGGTCAGTTTAAAGAGAGACAACTTATAGAATCTGTACCATACCCAACATGTCTATCAGGTCTTAATGATAAACTAAAAGGTATTAGACATGGTGAGATAACACTATTCACTAGTGGTACTGGCAGTGGTAAGAGTACTGTAATCAAAGAGATCATACTCGATCTACTAAACAAAACTACAGATAAGATAGGTCTTATATCTCTCGAAGAATCTGTAGGTGATACAGCAGAAAAGTTTATATCAATGCAGTTACGTAAGTCAGTGTACAATCCTGACATGGTAAACGAAATAGAAACTAGAAGTGCATTTGAAAGAGTCTTTGGTGATGAGAGATTGATACTACTAGATCATGCAGGATCTGTAAGCGACTCTAGTCTCATTGAGAAGATCGAGTACATGGCATTGATGGGTTGTAAGTACTTGGTACTAGATCACATCACTATCGCTGTTTCTGAGGGATCTGAGGGCCTCTCAGGTAATGAAGCAGTTGACAAGATTATGTCTGATTTACTTAAGATTGTTAAGAGACACAACATATGGTTGGGTCTTATATCCCACCTACGTAAAGCTCAAGGTGGTACTAAGAGTTTCGAAGAGGGTAAGCTAGCCTCTATCGATGACATCAAGGGGTCTGGTTCTATCAAACAGATCTCGTTTGACATCATCAGCTTTGCTAGAAACTTAATAGCAGAAGATGAAACTGAACGTAACATAATAAAGTTTAGAGTACTTAAGTCTAGATTTACAGGTCTTACAGGTAATGCTGGGTCAGCTCTGTATGACAGATCAACAGGTAGACTAAACTCAACTGGAGGTTTTCAATTTACACCTAAAGCAATAGGAGAATAATATATGCAGCCTTTATTAGAGGTCACAGAATACCTTATTGATAAAGTGAGAACTGTAAATAGTAAAAACCCTAAAGCAAATACTGGAGCTGTAATCCTACAGTATGATAAAGACTACGAAGAGAACATGGACAAGTATGTTAAGTCATCCTTACAGATGATACAGATACTGTTCACGACTAGTAGTAGTTCTAATCCTGTAGGTACAGCCAACCTAACTAACGTATCTTCTAAGATAGGTAGAGAAGTAAGTAGATCTCTGGGTAGAGAACTTACTTGGCTCAATCAAATAAGATTGGGTGACTTATTCGTAGAAGGTTTCTATAACTGTGGCTTCGTAGATATTTATTACCCTAAGACTAGGAATACTAGTTACATAATATCTGCGACTGCTCGGTGGGTAGAACTAGCAGACATACCCGGAATGTTCTCTAGAATAAACCTAATACATACATCTGTAGTACCTCCAAGATCTATCAACAGCATGATGCAGAAGATTGGATCAATGCAGTTCCCTGTAATAAAAGGGAAGACTGGTAAAGATTATTTAGAATTAGATAGACCATACATAAAGTCTATTAATAAATTACAGAACTCTGGATGGAGAATTAACAGAAGAGTATTAGAAGTTATTGAGAAGAATAAAGAAGTGTTCTCTAGTTCAATACCATTTGAAGACAATGA